ACACTAGACACAGCGTATCTAATCCGAACCTTAAGATGGGCGTAAAGATACAGAAAGATAACAAAGAAGCTTATTGCCGAGAGCTAAGAAACATCATATCATCAAAGAAGATTGTCATTGATAGCATAATTAACTTTGAGGAGCTAAGCTCTTTTGGAATGAACTCGCTCGGCAGGTATGAAGCGCAAGCAGGAAATGACGATGTTGCTATGACTTGTGTCAACCTTGTCGCTGGGCTAGAAGCAAATGACTTCTTTGAGATGGTTGAGGATATGCATGACTCGACTCCGATAGAGATAAGAAAAGCGATGGAAGTTCGCATGAATGCAGGTGACGGCCGCACCGATGATATGATGGACACATATAGGATCATTAGAGATTTTGCAGGATCTTCTCCGCAGATAAACCAAGGCATGATCAATGATGCGTATGGCAAGATGAAGGCAAAAGGATTTTTCTAAAAAGAGGATTTTTCTGGGATATATAGTTAGATAGGATAGGACATAAGTACACAGTCCAAAATAAAAAACAATTCAGAGAATGGCTAAAATCGTTTTAGACCTAAACCAGTTTAAGGCCTCTGGTGTTTACACAATCGAATTTGATTCATCAGAACGAGTTGTGTTAACAACCCAGACGGTTAGACTAGTGGTCGGATTTTCTCGCAGCGGACCGTTCAATGCGCCAGTTTTTCTTCGCGATGTCGCAGAAGCAAGACGTGCCTTTGGAACAATCGACGCTTTCCTTGAGAATCGCGGATCTTTCTTCCACAGAGCAATAGAAACTTGTCTACAGACCGGTCCTGTGTTTGCGTTGAATCTACTAAACCTCAACAATGCACCGGTATCGGAAGGCGGGGACTCTTCACAGTATCGTGCCTTTTCGGTCGAGGCTGCTGGAACAAACAGTCCAGTTAGAACAGCGTTACTTTCATCTTTCTTCAATAAAGAGAGATTCTGGTATGCTGATGTAGAATACCTTCAGGCAACCGTTGACAGCAGACCTGCAGACGCAGGAAGTTTGTTAAACTTTGCAAACATTAGCCAAGGTAAGCGTAGCATCATCATTAAGAAGTCTAGTAATGTTACGCAGTTCAGTATCACAGCCCGTGATTATTACGGTGTGAATAATGTACCTGCTTACATGTACAAAGAGGATTACCTCTCTGACTACTTTATTGATGTATACGTGGTTCAGGATGATTGGACAAACTACGCGTCACTATCACAAGACCCAGTTTACTCTTCTTACTTTGACAAGAGAGGTATCATTGCATCAAGACTTCTTGACTTCTTGTCATTAGATGACGTGACACTTCTTGGAAGCTTCACCGGTATCTTGGCGCCAGACTTTGTTGATGGCAATGGTGTAAACCAATCTATTGATACTATCGTCAACAACGCATCGGCAATCACAGGTGTATTCTGTAACATTAACACTGAAGCGTTTGACGATTACGAAAACTCAACCAAGAAGCTTGACCTAGTAGGACACTCACTTATTGATAGCACAGATGATAAGATTGACTTCTTGTCATACAACACACCTATCACTTCTACTTTAGGGTATACATTCACACAGTCTCTTGCTGCAACGAATCAGTCTTACACTACATCTTACGGATCAAGCGCGCTATACGTTACTTCTACACCTTACGGTGGAAATAACGGCAATTGGTTCAACTCTTTACACATTCCTAAGCCAACACCTTCTGACGTTACATTCACTGTATCGCAGTACGAAAACTTGGCAAATAACTTAAACACCAGCTCACTGATTAAGACATACGGTCTTACCGGCATTAATGATGCGTATTCATTTAACGCAAATGATTTTGTTAAAGTTGATGCAATCACAAATACCGGTGAAAAGCTTGTTCTTAAGTTATCTACACCACTTCACACTACAACTGGTTACGAAGGAACAGCAACAACCGCGACTGCTGAGAGTAACTACGTAATTCCTGGATCTTTCCTAGCGGTTCCTGATACAGCGAATTTCTTAGGTGTTACTTTTGGAGCAAACACTGTATCTGCAAACGATTACATCTATGTATCTGGCGCAGGTTATAGCAAGTACTTTAAAGTATCGACCGCTGGTGCCGCTGGGGTAACGGTTAGCACTTCGCTATCGACAACCGCTCCTTACACCGACTTCTTCTGGTGTGAAACCGGTACATTAGCGGATGATTTCTCTAGCTTCGTTAACCCAGACGAACTCTCAGTTGAACTGTTTGATGTTAGCGTCGCTGGTGATACTTACTTGATTCCTTCATTGGGAACAACTTTCGGTTACATTGTTAACCCTTCTTACGCAAAAGATACTGTATCTGGTCTAAGAATTCCAACAACAGCTCAAGTAGGAAACTCGCTAACTGGTCCTTTCAATAAAGTATCGGTCTATAACGTTACTCAAGATTCGACAGTCGCTGGTAACTGGTACGTTGTTTCGGCAGCTGACGGTGGCACTGACAATCCTTACTATAACATCTTAGTTGGTGGAGGTTATTCGGCAGGAGCTCAAACATGGGTTAATCCTGTTTTTGCAAATGGCGGTGATACTGGCGATACTTATCGCATTACATTGTACAATGGAAACCAGGTAACCGGATACGCAACAGGAACTGCCACTGCATTCTCTGAACTACAGTCAACGCAATACAATTTCTACGATACAAACATCGTGAAATATGCTTATGCTGAAACGTATCCTGGATCTAAGCTTTACACTGACGCTTCACAAAACGTTATCGTTAGTGGAGATCGTATTAAGTATGGCGACGGAAACTCTGACTTTAACTACATTGGCGCTAATACTAACTGGGGTAAGTCTAACGACGATTTCTCAACTATCGCATACGGTGTAAGAGGTCTTCAAGTAAAGCAGTTCACAACTTCAACTCTTGCAACTCTATCTTCTTCCAACTATGCTTCTCTTAACGAATCATATTTAGGAACAGCAACTTTCACAGCATCAGGTTTCAATGCATTGAACTATTACTCACAGTCAGCTACACCAATCAGCGAAGATATCGCGATTGACGGTAACTTATTTGGCGGCGGTCTTAAGTTCAACCTTACATCTGACAATGCTGCTCTTCTTGAAGTTAATGATCTAATCGTTAACAACGATACTGAGAATCCTCACCTTGTTAGAGTAACCGCTAAGATTAAGAAAACTAATCCTTCCACAGGAAGACCTTACTACGAGTACACTGTTCTTGAAGAACCACGTATTACAACAACATCTAGCGTAAATTACGTTACTAAGTTTGAGCCTATCGCACAGTTTGCAGACAGGTTCCAATTCACTGGTTTGAACGGATTCACTCTTAAAGAAAGCCACCTTCCAAACGGTTCTGACTTGAGAGTCGAGCAGATCTACGGCGTTATTGATAACACAAACATTGGCTCAACTCTTGTTGACAAAGACGTGATCTCTTTCCGTTACATTGTAGATACATTCAATGCTGGTCTTGCTCCTGGCATGGGATCAAAACAAGTTTTATCTCGACTAGCAAAGAATCGTCAGAAATGTATGGCAATCTTGAACGCGCCTTCAATCGCTGAATTCCAAGCAAGCACTGACCCTAGATTCACTGATCTACCAGATGCTGCTACTGGAAACCCTAAGCCAGTGTTGAATACGTTCTACATCTCAACCGGCGGTAACCAATCGCTTGGACCTAGCTTTACCTGGGGTCTTCCTTCTGAAGATCAAGGTGCTAAGTACTGTGGTGTATTCACACCTAACTTGGTAGTCATCGAGAACAACCGTAACCGCAGTATCCCACCTGCTGCTGACGTATCGAATAACTTTATTCGTAAGTTTATCACAGGTCAACCCTACGCAATCGTTGCTGGTCCTCGTCGAGGCGTTATCTCTAATCCTAAGTTCGCTAAGATGGAATACGACTTCTTGTTAAGAGATCGTGAGAATCTTGAGCCAATCGGTCTTAACCCAATCGTAAATGTTAAGAATGTTGGACCGATGATCTACGCTAACCAGACCGCGTTCCAGAGAACTCCATCTGCATTGAATAACCTTCACGTTCGTGATCTTCTAATCACAATTGAAGAAGCAATAGAAGATGTATTACAGGGCTACTTGTTTGAGTTCAACGATTCTTCAACTCGTCTTGAGATTAGAACAATCGTTGAGAACTACTTGGAGATCGTTCGTAACGGCGGCGGCGTTTATGACTACGCTGTAATCATGGATGAGACTAACAACACGCCTTCCATCATTGACCAAAACTTTGGTATCATTGATGTAGCGGTTGAGCCAACTCGTGGTCTACAGAAATTCATTAACCGCGTAACAATCCTTAAGACTGGAACTATCTCTTCTGGTGGATTCGCTGCAGTATAAACTAAAAATGATAAAATAAAGAAATAAGATATGGCAGGATTACCCCACTATAGGAATTCCAAAGCTGCGATGAATAGGTATGAGCCTTTATACCTATCGCAGTTTGAAGTCCTTCTTACGCCTCCCGCTGCTGTGGGAGGTTGGACCCTGGTCATGGAGCAAGTAACTAAGGTTGATGGCTTGGAAGTAAACAAAGTTCCTGATATTGTTCAGCAATCGTATAAGTTCGCTAAACGTTCTTTTGCGGGTGGTACAATTGCGGACACTACAGTGAAGATCAGCTTAGACTTTGAAGTTAACTTGGACGACCAGAACAGCGCTTACGTATACAAGGCTCTTCGCCAATGGTGCGATCTAATCTATGATCCATTGACTGGTCGCATGGGACTTAAGAGAGACTACTCTGGAGGACCTATGATCGTCAATCAGTTCAATAAGAACGGAGACATCTACCGTCAACTCAAATTCTCTACTGTGTTTCCTATCACACCTATCACAGCTCTCAACGGGGAATACGCGTCCAACGATATCTATAAGATCTCTGGATTCCAATTCCAAGCTGACTTCTGGGAAGAAACTATTCTCTAATCACCCGTCTGATCTTAGTATCAAACGTCAAGAGGGGCTTCGGTCCCTCTTTTTTTGTTCTCGTGATATATAGATTAACAAACGAGTAACGTATGACAAATGACAAAGAAAATTCTTTCGAGAGCTCAAAAGACCTCTTTGAGAAAGAAGCTGCACTATTTGTGCAAAGAGAAGAAGCGGCTAACCCTATCCAGGCAGAAACCGTTGAACAACCAACAAGTCTAGGAAAAGCAAATATCGTTCTAGAGAGGGAGAGAGACTCTGAACTCTTAGCCGGAGATATTGGATGGAAAAATGTGCCAATCGAACACTTACCATCGCAAGGCCTATTCTATCCCGTTGGTACTCAGATTGCAATCAGGGCTGCATCTGTCGCAGAGATTCGCCACTGGTCGACTATTGATGAGAATGACTTGCTTGGTGTTGATGATATGCTTAACTTTATCTTAGAGAAATGCTGCAGGATAAAGATTCCCAATCAGCCGTCGACGTACAAAGATATTAAAGAGATTGACAGGTTCTACTTAATCTTTGCAGTCAGAGACTTTACTTTTAAGAATGGCGAGAATAAACTCGTTGTGACAGTCACAGACGTTGATGGTATTTCTGAAAAGATTGAGGTGACTAAAGATGTCATTGACTACTTCAACGCAGATGAAAGACTCATGAAGTATCATAATCCTGACAAATGCTGCTTCACTATGCAGATGAAGTCAGGCGAAGTGTTTGACCTCTATATGCCGACTGTTGGTAGTATGATGTTCATCAAGAACTACATTAAGGGTAAGAGACAGGCTAACCAAAACATCGATAAAGCTTTCATTAAATACGCGCCTTTCTTATTCTCTGAGTGGAGAACAATGTCAGCGACAAGCTATGATAAAGCAATTCAGGATAGCTTAGGCTGGTCGTTGTCAAGGATATCTGTCCTAGACAAATTAGTTGAGCTTCTATCTTCATCAGTGGATCCAAAGATTCGCTACACAACCAGCAGTGGTACGGAGGCCACTGCGGAGTTAAACTTTCCAGGAGGGTTCAAGTCTATTTTCCTTATTTCAGATATCTTTGGAGAGTTGGTTTGAGATTGAGTTTGCTCTTCTCAAAGTACTTAAGCTTCAACCAACAGAATTGGAACGCATGGAGTACTATCGAGTTGAGTACCTATTAGAGAACCTTAAAAACTACAACGAAGAAAGAAAGAAAGAAGAAAAGAAACAAGAAGAAAGTTCGGCTATGTCTTCACCGATGTCATCGGCACAAAGCATGTTTAACTCAGCGCAAAAAGGAATACCTAACTTAGGATCTTCCACCCCAAGCTTTAACCCAGGTAACTTTAACCTTGGGAATCTTAAGCTATAATGTTATATAGAAAAAATCATTCATAAGTGTCTTTAGCGTCAGAGTCGAATAATAGATTAGGCATACTTGTAACCCTCGTCGGCAGGATAGAGGGTTACATGGCCGCCGACAATAAGAAAAAGAGTAAAGGCGGTAAAGGCGGTGAAGGCGTTGGTGATGAAGCTGAGAAGATTAAAGGTTTAGCTGGCAGCGTAGTAGACTTAGTCAAAGCAGTCAGCAAAGTAAGCGAGAAAGATGGAGACAAGTTCTCCAAATTTATGAATACTGTCGGGACCAGCATTAAAGATTTTAGCGATAACGTAAAAGAAGAAGACACTGAAAAGTTAAAAACAGTAGCAGCGATCGCTGCGTCTGTGAAAGGCTATGCGATTGGCATGGCTGCCGTTGCGCTACTGGCCCCGCTTGTTGCAATTGGATCGTTAGTCTTTGCTCTAAGTGTTAGACTAATAACATCTGTCATAGGTGATAAAAAACTTTCCAAAGACCAAAATAATACATTAAAAACCATAGTGGGTCTAGGAAAGAGTATTGCTCTCTACGCCCTGGGTATGGCCGCAATTGCTCTTCTTGCACCTCTTGTCGCTTTAGGTACACTTGTTGTCATAATGAGTGTTAGCGCAATCATACTTGCTATGAATTCTCTTCAAGCGTTGTCTAAAGGTAAAACCAATGCTTTGACTTCAATAGTTAGGTTAGGAAAATCGATTGCATTATATGCATTAGGCATGGTCGCTATTGCTCTTCTTGCACCTCTTGTTGCTTTAGGTACATTAGTGCTATCACTTAGTATCATGGCAATTGCTTTTGCTTTAAAAACAATTGACGGTAAAAAGACCACATCTGCTGCGAACAGTCTAAAGAAACTCTTGCTCCCAATCACACTACTAGCAGCCGTTCTATTCTTAGTCGGTCTTGGTGCTGCGACCATTGCAATTGGCGCAGTTGTAATGGGACTTGCAATTGTAGGAATAGGGCTAGCAGCTTATGTATTAGGAAAGTTTGATAAAGAGATTAAGAAAGGCGCAGGTGTTCTTGATGCATTGGCGGCGCCTCTTATACTTTTCTCCGTTGCCTTAGCAATACTTTCACGTGGTGTCACTGACCCACCTGGTGTATTATTTGCAAAACTTGGAGCAATCGCTGCATCCATAGTCGGGCTAGGCCTTGCTGCTTATGCCTTAGGTATTCCTGCAGTGTTTCCATTTGTGATACTTGGGGCAGTCGCACTGACTGCGCTTGCTGTTCCGCTGATCGCTTTTTCTGGTGCTCTGTTTATTCTGTCTAAGGCTAAGTTTGAGCCAGGACAGTTTGATGCTCTGGGCGATAACTTAAAGAAGATAACTACAGCCTTTGTTGATGCTTTTGCTGACTTGTCATTAACAGACATGCTTGCGATAGCTGCCGGTATAGCACTGACTGCGGGTATGTCAATCGCAGTTTCAACCCTTGCAATGGGTGTGGCTAAAATGGCAAACCTTGAAGTCGTTGAGTTTGAAGTCAAGAACGGAAAGATAGTTCCTAAGAGCACTAGAAAGTTGACTCCACTTGACTTTGCAATGGCGGGTATAAATGTCGGCTTAATACTTTCTACGATTGGCCAACCTCTTGTAGACTTTGGTATGAAGGCCAAACAAGGAGAAGGGCTTTTCAGTGGCGGTTTCATAGAAACAGGTATTGAGGCTGCGCAGGGAATAGGTGGTATAGTATCATCGCTGGCAAGAGGTGTTGCTGACATGGCAAACCTTAACGTTGTTGAGTATAAGATAGCAGGGTCTGGCAGAAAAGCAAAGCTAGTTCCTGGCGCAATTAGGAAGTTAACACCAGTGGACTTTGCAATGGCTGGTGTCAATGTAGGACTGATTCTTAATGCTTTACAACAGCCGTTAGTTGATTTTGGTAAGAAAGCAAAAGAAGGCGGTGGATTGTTCGGCGACACCCACATTGAAAAAGCCATTGAAGTGGCGTCTGGAATTACAGCTCCACTCTCAGCGATGGTTGACATCGTCAAAGCAATGGCTGGTGGAAGCGTTGAAGAAAAAGAGGTTGACAAAAAGACCGGTAAAGTAAAAGTTGTTGGCGTTAAGTCATTCATTGAATACATTCCAAAAGCAAAAACTGGAATAATAGAATTGTTCCACGCGTTCATTGATCCGATCCAAGAAATTGGTGTTTATTACAAGTCTAATGAAGACGCAATTAATGACGGGATTGATGTAATAAAAGATCTTGGGGATGACGAGATACCGCAGATCATATCTAAAATGGTTGACTCTGTAAAGAATGTTGCCACTACGCTGCAGAGCATTGATGCTCAAGCAGTAGGCACCGCTTTACAGACACTGCTGACAGGGCTAGGGACAGGACTATCTGCTTTTACCAAGCCTATCGAAGACCTAGATGCAGATGACATACCCGAAAAACTTGCTCCTCTTATTGACCAATTGATCAGATTAGATGGAAAGAAAGCGCAAGAATTGTTTAAGTTCAATACTGCATTCGCAATGTTTGCCACTAACTTAGCTTTCACCGTCTCTACTGTAGAGAGAATACCAAAAGTTCTATCACCTTTTGAGAGATTTGTCGATAAGTTTGGCGTATTCTCTAAACACATTGGTTCTTTTGTTAAAAACTGGAAAGAATGGCAGAAAGATAACGACAAGTATTGGACAAACTTCTCAGTCAGTGTGGATAAGCTATCAAAGGTAGATGCAACTAAACTGAAAGAGACTGCTAAGATAGTTGCTGATATGGCCAAAGAACAACTTGCTATTGAGATACAACGACCTGACCAAGATAAAGGACTTCTAGAGAAAGCGTCTGATTTTGTCGACAAGAAACTCTTTGGATCCGAGGAACCGACCAAAGCAGCACCCGCACCAGCACCGCCAGCGGCTCCACCTATAGACATTAACACATTAACACAGGCTTTCACAAGAGCTTTGTCTACGGCTGTCATCGTAGTCAAACCAGACCAGACGGCTATCTTCAGAACAAGGACATAAACATATTGATAAATAAATCATGGGATTCACTACTTTCACAGACTGGAAAAGCGCTAAGACTTCTATAGAAGAAACTACTTCTGCAGAACAGACTTCTCCTAAAAACGCAGAGATTCTTTCTCAGATCGCTGAGCTATCTAGTAAGAGAAAAGAATTCGTTAGAAACAAGAAGGACTTAAATGTTCAGGTTCTTGACGTAGAAATCGCAATACTTAAGCTTGACTTGGAAAGGAATCAACTGATGGCTAAGAAAGCCGATTTGGAACAGGCAAAAGCACTTTCACTACAAACATCAAAAGAAGGCATCAACAATGGCTAAGAAAAGAGTATATAAGTTTGAAGACTTTGACGGTACGACTGATTCCTACCCAGTTCCACAGTACATCGCAAAGCCAGCTCCTGGCGACAAAGGGTTCTATATGTTTAAGACTGCATTTGACTCGCAGAAGACATATTTCCAACCAAAGATTCAGAGTTCCAATAAAGATCTCCCAGAAGAATAACTCAATCCCTAGAATGACATTCTAAGGACTTTCTTTCTCCCTAAGTATTACCATATTATTATGTACATTGGATTCATAGATGTACATATTTTTCTCAAGAACTTTTTCTATTCCAGTGTATACTACAAATATGGAAAAAGAAAAAGGAAACGGCTTAAACGCAATCGGAACAATTGCATCTGCCATTGGATTAGCTGCTGGAATCGTGGCGTGTCATTTTTCACAAAAGTTCATTCTTGAAAAGTTTAGCGTAGAACCGTTTGCGTTCTACCAGTCTTTCATTATTGTATACTCATTTGCTTTCTTGACAAGTGGTGCTAAGATCAGGTTTGGCCTTAAAGACAAGAAATGAAAAAGCTTGTCATTATAGGAAAGTCTGCCTCCGGTAAGAACACTATTGCCAAAGCCTTTGAGAGCTACGGATACCGAAGAGCAGTAACTCACACATCACGTGATCCAAGACCAGGTGAGATCGACGGCAACGACTACCACTTTGTGGACAAGGACTACTTTGAAGGTATGATTGACACCGGCCAATTCATTGAAAGCGACTGCTTCAATGACTGGTACTATGGCATGTCTCGAAAAGAGTTTGAGAAGTCACAGATGTTTATCCTCACACCAAGAGGTCTGCAACGGATGATATCGATCTTTGGCCGCGAAGCTTTCTATGTGCTATACATTAACGCAAGAAGCTCAGTTAGAGTAGGCCGCTCTCTACGAAGAGGTGATGATAAAAATGAAGTCACGCGTCGACTGGGTACAGATGAAAATGACTTCACGGAATTTCTTGAGAATAAGGACTGGGATATGTACCACGAGTCTAAAGATGACGAGAACGTTGACATCTTAATTAAGAAAGTGATGATTGACTGCGAAATCTAAGAACTATTTTCACATCAATAAATATAACTAATCAAACAACTAAATTTTTATGAACCAACAAATGCGCGAGCCATTGTACGAAGTATCACAAGAATTCAAGACAATGGCAATTGAGATCCTTGAGAAGAAAAAGTTCACTGATGTGTATCAGATGATTAACTTCTTAAAGTCTGAAGACACAGTTTATCCAGAGTCTTCGTTGAACACAATCGTCCAAACTATTGGTGAGTATGCTTACTTTGAAGTTAGCCACTTCTTTGAAGCAATGAACTCAATGGTTAAACCTGCATCTTTTAGTGAGCAACCAGCAAACGAAGAGGCGCCAGCAGAAGCTTAATCTGTTTGGACAGATTGCCGCACAGATAGCTAGCCTATCCGTTGCAAGTAGACTCAAAGTAGGGGCAATCGCGGTAAGGTATGACTTTTCCAAGATTGCCTCTTTTGGCTACAATGGCAGCTACTCTAATGCGCCAATCAATTCTGAAACCGGGACGGAGGAAGAATCATTAGAACCAGGAGAAAGCGGACTTATTCATGCTGAGATTAACATGATTGCAAAGTTCCGTGAACCGGATCCTGAAAACTACATGGTGATACTAACACACTCGCCATGCAAGATGTGTTCAAAGGTATTAGTGAATGCGGGATTCAAAGAGATCTACTGGGTAGAAGACTATCGAGATACGAGTCATATCGTAACAATACTAGGAAGAAACAGCGTGGCTTACTCCAAGATTAACTAAAAGTGTTAAAAATTGTTAAATAGTCTTAACAAATTTTTTACTATGAAATCTGTTGGTTATTTTTACAATATCAACGGTAAAACTATATTTATGAGAAAAGAAAATCAATCAATTCAGGAGATGGCTTTGGCCTTCGTTAACACGCGTTCACAATCAGATTTTGCAAAAGTTTATCATCGCTTACTTCCTGGAATCCACTCTTACCTACGCGAACTCGTTCCTGATTATGATGATCGTAACGAAGTCGTTGCAACCACATTTGCTAAAGTATGGTCTAAGATAGATCAATACGATCCTTACTGGAACTTCAGTACTTGGGTTTATCGCATTGCTCGTAATGAAGCGTTACTTCTTTTCCGCTCTCGTCGCAAAATGAATTCATACGAAAACATGGCAGAGCGTGGTGTAAACATGGATGTTATCTCTGGTGTTTGTTACCAAGCAGGATCCGAAGAGATTGATCCAATCGACCATTTATTCGATATGGCGCTTGAAGAGATTGAGAATCTACCAGAGACTTACAGGACTGTCTTGACTCTTCGTGAGGTACAAAAGAAAAAATACGACGAGATTGCTGATGAATTGGGATGGAACCAAAACACGGTAAGAACTCGCATTCGTAAAGCAAGAGAGCTTGTCCGAGCTGGTCTTGCTGAAAGAGATCCAGAGATCGTAAAAAAGTTTAAGATGAACTTATGATTAAGAGATTAAAAGAAAGCATACTTACTGCATGGTACGAGATCCAAAACTTTATCTATGTAAGGCGAATCATCAATAAAAATAGAGGATCGGCTAAGTGGAAAGAGTTTGGGTTTCGCGTTGACTGGGTATGCCGCGTGTATACCGTAATCAATCCAAGAAAAGAGGATTCCGGTGAGACTGAAGAATCGATCCGTTTAAGAGTTGCTGACCGCATTCTGCCCATGCACAGATACATGGATTCTTTAGGCCTATCTGAGTCTATTGCAATATCATGTGAAAGAATTGGCGAATCCGATTCTTACCTGCTTGTCTACTACCCTATCTTCAATGTTGTCACAACATGGAGAGTCTTTTGGACGGCAATCATAATTGCGGCATTCTTTCTGTTTAATCTGCATATGCTTGTCTGGAAGATCTTAGTACTCTTCTGGGGTCTACTTGTAAAAGCATATTCATACACAAACCAGGTTTCTTAAAACAAAGATATATAGCTAGTAAATAATACAAACATGGCAAAAAACGAAGTAAAGACAGAGGTTGTTAAAGTTAAAGACGAAAACCTCGAAAAGAAATCAAAAGCGGCTGAGCTTTTAAAGAAGAACATTGAAGACATGCAGTCTGCGATGGAGAAAAAAGTTTATCTTGTTGAAGGTGGAGCCGAAACAGGAAATGCTCTTTTGACATTTGTTCAGACTAAAGCAGAATGGAAGTTTTCAGAGTCGATGGGAATCATTGAGTCTGAAAGACAGATCAAAGAAGCTTTGGATCATATCGCTAAAGGAAAGACTAAAGAGCTAATGTTGAAAAACTTAACTCTTGAAGCTATCTATTACTTTATGACTAAGGTAACTGGCATGGGTGTGGCTGAGGCAAAAGTGTATTACACAAACATGCTTAAGCCTGTGTCTGAAGGTCTATCTCGCGTTAAAGCAGATAAAGACAAATTGGATCAACTCATTCGTGACTTGGGAACCATTGAACACGCAATTGACCAGGGTGTGTCTATCGAGAATGAAGACACCTTTGTAAAAGAAATCATGGGAGAACTCGATGAGCAGCTATCTTAAAATAGACTCAAAGAAAGCAATCATATATGCAGGGGTGCTTGTAGCACTCCTGCTTTTGAATATGTGCACTACATGTTCAACCGGCAAGCATGTCATAAAGCTGGAGAAAAAGATTGATTCACTTGAGATGTCTGCGGTATCAAAGAAAGATTTGCAGATTGAAGGACTAAGGTCAAGTAAGAGAACACTATATGATTGGAACTCTGTTGTTAGAACGACAATTCGTCCTGATGACAGAATGAACCAGTACGATCAAGAGATAAAAGAACTCGAGAGCAAATGAACAATAAAGGAATAAGAACCTTTATCATTTCTACATTCATAAGTCTGTATCTGATTGTTAGTGTCATCTCAACGATCCACGTTATTGACTTTTTCTCGTTGTCTAATCCAAAGTGGTTGGCCATTTCTCTGGCCATAGCATTTGAGATAGGCGCAGCTGCTTCATTGGCTTCATTGATAGCACTTGACCGTCTAAATCGCGGATTGGTCTGGGCACTTTTCATTACACTGACTCTGATGCAGATGATGGGTAATACATACTATGCTTACACAAACATCCATGACTATCAATCATGGGTCGAGTTATTTGGCCTAGTTGATGAAGATCCGATCAATCAGAAGAGAATCTTAGCATTAGTATCAGGTGCGATTCTTCCGCTTGTTGCTCTCGGCTTTATTAAGTCGCTTGTTGACTACATAAGACCCGCTTCTGTGATTCCTAACGTAGAAGAGATGATTGATGAAGTTGGACCTGAAGAAGAGCCACCAAGTGATCCTCCTGTACATCCTCACAACCTACCCGGTGTGATGGCTTAAAATAATTGATTGTAGATGTCAATTGTACCACCTCTTAATTGTCCGCCCGATTATTCGATCATGGCGTTCAGACTGGTCGACTGTAAAAAGTTCGGCGTTGTCAAAGGAGTTGAAAAACTTCTTGCCATTGAAGGCAAAGACCTATTCATTCCTCTTGCTCAGTACGAAGAAAAGACTCTGACTCTAAAAGCTGGGACTACTAAAAAGATTGACATAAGTACTGTCGCTAGCTTTAATGATCAAACAGAGGGTTTCTCATTCAATGTTGATATTGCAAATAGGCCTAACATATTTGCTAGCGGAACTCGTCATAAGTACACACTATTTGACGAAGACTTAAACGTACTAGGATCTTTTCAATTTGAACTAGGAACTGACTACGATACTTTTTATGACGCAGTAACCGCCGAAGTTGCGGCAAGCTCTGCAATTAACGGCGCTGTGGCTTTTTCTATCATAAACTCAGTTGACACGACAGGTTCTTTCTCAATAACCGCAAGATCATCAGGTGTTAAGTACAGACACTTATGGGAATTTCAACTAAACATTGCATATCAGCCATACTTTCAAACGCTTCAGCATCCGGGTAACTTAATCTTCAAAAATCAAAAGTACCCAGAAGGTCGAGTGAAGATGATGATGATCTATGCATTATACGATAATGCAAAGACAACTAGCGGATGTAACTGTACAGACAATTCAGGCGATCTTCTTTCCAACAAGAAGAGCTTTCAATGGGCTTTAGATTCCGAGTACAATCGTGTAGTGTTTCCATCAACGCCAATCACAACTAATCTAAACACATATCCAGTGTCTACGTTTCAATGGAATCAGAGTAGTGCTGATCATATTGGCTATTACTTTGCAGCTAATGATGGCGTTGCTTTAACTTCTGGGACTGGTAACGTTTCAGGTATAAGTTCAATCAATGGATTCACAGTTAATGTAGGAGGTAATGTAGGCGGCGGAACTGGTGCACAGTCTCTACAAAAGGCAGCGCTTCCCAGCGACATACCTTGGAAGAATGGCGGTGACTTTCTATTCTTCAGTGGGGCTCAAGATGTAACAACATCGGATAAGCTTTACGTTGAAACAGTATGGCTTAAGAATCCACAGAATTATGATATTCCTTTCAAGATTTTAATAGGAAGCTAAAAAACAATATAAAGAAATGGACGCAAGAAAATGGTACGGTGTTACCGATGAGAGGTCTCTTTACAACAGAACTATATGGACACCCGGAAGAGCAGATGGTGGTGCGACAGGACCAGCAGGGTTCACTGGTGCTGCTAGGATTGGGGCAATGGAATCCCCAATCGCACAGCTTCACATATTTAAGTGGAA